CCTGCTTTTTTTCTTTTGTTCATATTGTCATATAACGACATTTGTTCTCCCACTTCTTTTTTCTAATTTTCGTGTTTGTTAAAATATCTAAGGCTTCTCTATCATCTGCTGTTTGCCATTTAGCAATTTCTGAAGCTGTTCTAAAACATCCTGTACAATATCCAAAGTCTGGATTTACATGGCATCTTTGGGTGCATGGACTATTAATCATTGTACTGAATCTAATTCCTCATCAAAAGGTAACTCTTTTAATATCTCCTGCATAACACTATCGTCAGTAGGTAATGCTGTCATATCATTATCTTTTAAAAATTGTCTGACTACATTCATTTCACTTGCCTTTGACTCTGGGTCACGTACAGTTTCTAATAATCTGTGAGCTAGTTCTTCATGTAGTTGTTCCATTAACTTCTTCATTTTTGACATTTACATGACTCCTTTTTTTCTTTCATACGATATACAATGTTTATACCTGTATTAACAAAAACACCTATTACTGTTAAGGTCTGTAGAAATAACCCAATTAAAACTAAATCTATTACTGTCTCCATTTATTTTTTTCCAAACATTTTTGTTGCACCTTTTATTCCAAATGATGCACTTACAATTATTCCTAAAGTGTATTTATACCAATCTGGAGTTGTTGCTAAAGCATTAAAACCTCTTTCGACATACTCAACTGTCCAAGGTAAGAAGCATAGTAGCAAGGGTATACTAAACAAAATTGTTAAATACTCATCTTTCCATGAATCTTTTGAACCTTTTATAGCTTCTACATCCCAATCTATCTCACCCCTAATTTGTTTTTCCATCAAAGATGTTTCTGCTTCTATCTTAACTAGCTTTTGTTTTGCTTTGGCTTTCTTAGTTTCTACGTAACCTTCTACTGCACTACTAGCTACTCCAAATAACCCTTGTAATAATATATTTATCATGTGAACTTACCTTTACGTAATGGGATACATTTATACATAATAGCTTTCATATCCTCTAATTGTGATATATCGGCTCTCATTTCATAAACACGTTCAATACATTTTTCTTCTGTTTCTAATTTTTCTATAGTATCTTCAAATGTAATACACATCTGTGGATTTGTTATAGAACAAGCTATAACCAATGCTTTAAACATTAGAATCCTCCTTGCAGGAACTTAATCCAAGCGACAATGCCTACTACACCTACTATAAGTAAAGCAGTTACAACTGTTATGGTTAGGTTTCTGTCCTTTATTCTCTGCTGTTCAGCTAGTTCTTTTTTAATCCTAGCTCTTTCTTGGGCAATCTCTGCTTGGAGTCTTTCCCATTGTCCAGGTTTTCCATATAAAAGAAACATAGAACGCAATTCGTCCCTCATGCTATCTAGTTTTTCTTTTTTAAAATGTTTTTCTATAGCTGAATCTTCTGCAAAAGAAAATCTACTATTCTTTTTTTGAGCTTCTGCAAATTGTAATTCTGCTTCTCCTTGGGCATATTTTCCCACAGCATTAGAAAGTGAACTTAAATCTTTACCAATTTCTATTGCTTTCATAATTGCATTATGTCCTGCAGAAATTGCAGCAAAAGCAGAAATTGGGTCTATCATTTAGCTAACTTTCTATTTCATTATTATACTTATCATCAAAGCTACGACAGTAACTGTACTAGCCATGAGCATTGCTTCTAGTCTCCAAAGTCTTTTTTCCAAAGCACAAAGCTTATCCTCAACTACTTTGTAACGTATTGCACATTCTTTCTCATGGGCTTCAAGCTCCAGTTGTACTTGGAGTTCAGGCTTCATTTCTAATTTCATCTGGGACAGATTCCTCTTCCTTGTTTAAGGACTGTATCAGTGAGTTAGTAAAAGCATTCTGAGCTACAGTTACTTGGTCTAGTTGAAATCTAAGATTAGCACCCTTGGTTTGTAAATCTTTTATCTGATTGATAAAGTAGGTTTGGTCTTGAGATAAGTCTTCTTCTTTATACTCTGTACCATCAATAGTAATTACGTTTGATTGTTCACTCATGCTGTGTACCCTTGTCCTGCTGTGATTGCAGAGTTAACTGCTGTCATATCTTCATCTGTCCAATAGTCTTTAGCTACCATAATCTCTAAGTGTGCTACGTTTCTATCAACACAGTCTTGCTTCTCTTCTGCTGTATCATCTGCCATTGCTGTTCCTGCAATGATAGCATTGATAAGGTCTACTGAGTGACCCATAGCTGTGTAGTCTTGTGCTATTTCTTCTGTTGTTAGTTCATCCATTTTAAGCTCCTTCTAATGTTGCTATTCTAGTTTCTAAGTCTTCTATCTTTGCGATAGCTTCTTTCAAAGCACCCGTTAACAATGGTACTAGTTTTGATTGGTCAATGCCTTGCATAACTGCTTCACCATCATCATCTACTTCGTTATGAGTTCCAGTTACAGCTTCTGCAACTACAGACTGAGCTTCGTGTGCAAGAAAACCATCTACTAAAGTATTCGTGTCATCTGCAATAAAGTTAAATCTTTTAGGTGATAACTGCTTCACTCTGTCTATTGCACCATCCATATCAACAACGTTTTCTTTTAGTCTGTGGTCTGAAGATGTACTATAGGCTGTTGATGTGCTATCAGCAGTTACACTACCCACAATAACACCTGCATTATTGTAAATAAGGATATAATTTCTATTGGTACTATCGGTATTGCTATTGTGTTTCATTTGCATTAAGGATTCAGAAGTTCCAGAAGCCGTTCCATTGACCATTAATGTACCACTAGCTGCTCTTGTACTATCCCAAGCTGCATTTCTATTAAATAATATATGACCTGAAGCATCAATATGAAATCTTACATTACCATCACCATCTGATAACACAATGTGATTGCTTGCTGTTCGTATATCTAATCCACCTGCATTACCAGTATATGACCCAAGAATAACATTATAATTACCTGTTGTCATAGCTGAACCTGCCGATTGTCCAACAAAAGTACAATAATCTCCTGTAGTATTTAATGAACCTGCATTACTACCAATAGTTGTATTGAATGTACCTGTAGTGTTTGCCTCTAATGCAGAAACACCAATTCCTACATTATTTGAACCTGTAGTGTTTGTTGTTAATGATGCTCTACCAATAGCTGTATTGCCTGTACCTGTTGTGTTTGCATCTAACGCAAGACTCCCCAATGCCGTCTGACTATAACCTGAAGTGTTTGAAAGCAGTGCTTGATATCCAACTGCTGTGTTGGCAGTTGCTGTGTTTGCATTTAGAGCCTGATACCCAACTGCTGTGTTTTGAGATGCTGTGGTGTTGGAGTTAAGTGCAGAGTGTCCAAGAGCAACATTAAAGTTGCCAGATGTATTAGATGCCAAAGCATCACGACCCACAGCTACTCCATTTGCTCCTGTAGTGTTGTTATACAGTGAAGCATAACCTAAAGCAGTGTTGTCAGATGCTGTGGTGTTTTCATATAAAGCTCTAAAACCAACAGCAACGTTATTTGTACCTGTTGAAGTATCTCTTAGTGTGCCATCTCCTATGGCAGTATTACTACTTCCAGTTGTATTGTATTGTAAAGATGCATTACCAAATGCTGTATTAGAACTTGCAGTACTGGTATTTAAAGCATAATGTCCAACAGCAGTATTGCTACTACCAGTCTGATTAGTTCCTAACGCATTTGAACCCATTACTACATTGTTACTACCAGTTGTAATCGCATCTCCTGCTTGATACCCTACTATTACGTTTTCAATACCTGTGGTGTTTTGTCTTAAAGACCTATCACCTAATGATGTGTTGTAATTACCTGTTGTGTTATATTGTAAAGCTCTTTCTCCTAAAGCTACATTATCACGACCTGTACTATTAGTGGTTAAAGCACTATCGCCTACAGCTACATTTGATGCACCTGTTGTGTTAGAATATAAAGCCAGATTTCCTACAGCAACCAACCCTCCTGCTGTAGTATTACTAAAAAGAGACTGATACCCCACTGCTGTGTTGGCAGATGCTGTGGTGTTGGATTCAAGTGCTCGGCGACCTAGTGCTACATTATTGCCACCTGTTGTGTTTGTAAACAAAGCTCTTTGCCCAACTGCTGTGTTTTCTGCACCTGTCGTGTTTGCAGTAAGTGTATCTTGACCGATTGCCACTGAACTATGAGCATCTGTAGCAGAATCAAAAGCACTTGAGCCTATAGCAACATTGTTATAACCACTAGTTAAACTAGAACCAGCAGTATCTCCCAAAGCCACGTTACCAGTACCAACTGGATAATTACCATCTAGCTTGATTGTGCCACCATCTACTGAGAGACTGCCTGCTACATCAAGAGTACCACTGAGGTCTGCATCAGTGACTATCTTGGATATGTCTTTTGCTCTTGTCATGCTACACCTCTTGGTTTGCTAAATGTTCTGCATAGGCTGTCTTGATTGCATCTGTAT